TGGCAAGAGTATTTACTTCTGGAACACCCACCTCTGCAGTTTTTCTGTATATCAACGAAGCAGTCGCCATATTCGCCATTTTGGCGAGAGTAACAACCCCAGCGTCTATTGTCATTGTCGTTCCAGTGCCGCCGACTGTAATATCGCCATAGTCGCCGTCAGCAAGTCCAGCAGAAGGTGTTTCCCAAGTAGGAGCAGCACTTGCACCACCCGATGTTAAGACTTTACCAATAGTTCCAAATGCATATTCAATAACATCACCATCAGTATTAGAGTAGAATAATCTCCAAGCAGTCTGGTCAACAAACGAAGTAAGGTTAGTATATCCACCACCCTGAGCAACCCAACTTCTTACTCCTAAAGCAGTAGAGGATAGAACATAACCATCAGAGGCAGGATTGCCCAATGCTGGCTCGTAAGAACCCAAGTCATCAATCATCGCAAAAGTGCCATCTTTGTCGGGGAAGGTGAAGGTTCTTTCAGTAGTTAAACTGCCTAAATCCAATACTGCAATACCACTTTGCTCGGCATTTTGGATATTTAATTGGTCGGCGGTTTGAGACTCGATAGTCACCGTAAGAACATCCTCATCATCATGGAAACTAAAATTGGAACCGCTGTGAAATTCAACATTGCCACCGTTCATAAGTAGAGCATGGGCCCCTAAATCCAAATCAGTCGTAGCTCCTGTGTAGGGGACAAAACCTGAAGTTGGATTATAATAATCAAATTTACCGGTAAGAGGATTGAAAGTAAATGGCATTATGTCCTCGCAATGTTGCTAATGGTTTCTTTCCCAGAATCTGTATAAGTAATCGTCACGGTGGCCACCAAAGTCCCTCCGGAACCGCCAGTATAGAATGTCCAAACATCCGTGAGGGTGGCTTGAGTTAAGGAAACATAATCATAGGACTCCGGTATTAAACCGGCAACTTCAATAGAACCTGTGATAGTTGAGTTGACTAAAAGTCTTGATGTTACCGGATCGGCCACCAAAGGGATTATAGTCCCGGCTCCATCGCTGGACTCGACGATAATAGCCACTATTCTATTGTCGTCGCGTCTTGCTCTTGCCATAGTATCCTTTCATATTAAAAAAGCAGTTGAAACTGCTCAAGGCGTCATATTTATATTATATCATTAAAGTCGGGAATGTGTCTCGTTTGTCGCTTCCCTATCTTGAATCCTAAGCTCCCTCCTCCTTATATCCCGTTCTTTACCTTCTAAAACAAAAGCTTTCTTATTAAGAACATCTGATTTAAGTTTCATATTCTCTTGGATCTTACTTACTTGTGAAGCTTTCTCATGCAGAGAATCAGATAAACTATTAGCTTCCTTGAGTTTCTTCTCTGTCTCCTGTAATTCAGAATCAATCTTATCTTTTTTATCGGTGAAGTCTTTTTGAAGTTGAAGTCGTTCTTCTCTTAAACCGGCTTCTTTCTCCCCGGCCAGTTTAATCTTTTGATCAGCCAGAGACTTCTGCTCGGATAGTGACTTTCTCTCTACTTCAATATCATGAGATTTCCCTTCTAATTCTTTGTTGAAGTTCTTTAGATCTAATTCATAAATCCCAAGTGCTTGAAACTCGGTCAGATGCTTCTTTTTATCTTTCTCTAATTCTTCTCGTTCTTTTTCTAACTTTTTACGGCTATTTACAATCTCAATCTCAGCTAAATCCTTCTTATTTGCTATCTCTTCTAATTGTTGGCTCTTGGCGGTTTTCATTGTCTCAGTCTCTTCGGTAATTTTTGCTTCCAGAGTTTCTTTTTGCTTTTCGATCATACTGATATTACCACCGAGTTTATAAAGTTTGCGCCGGGCTTCTTGAACCTGTGCGTCTAATGAGACAACATCAATCTCCAATCTCTTCTTCTGTTGCTTGAGATCGGTAACAGTCTTGCTTAATAACTTGGCCGCGTCTTCAAATTCAGTCATTAAAAAGCCTTTAGTTTTTGCTCTAAGATCTCATTAGTGTCGCGCATAGTCCACTCGATGCCTAAATTGGCACATTCTTTAATAAGCTGGTTGCGAGTAGGTTTGGGCTTCTTTGGATCGAAAAGCGATGATTTGTCTTTCGGTTCAGGTTCGTCTGGTGGCAGAGGCGGTGTTTTAGGAGCTTCTTTCAATTCACCCATCATCGGATTTGGAACTTCACCTAAATCCATAGCTTTCTCTTCTCCCTCTGGATTCAGTTGTTTGTCTTGAGCCTCTAATTTAGAAGTCTCGTCGGCCGGCTTGATATCCTGCTCCAGATAATACGAATCAACACCGATTAAGATTTTAGACAGCACATTTGGTCTCTCAATAACATTATTGACTAAGAATTGCTTGCCGGTCTCTTCTTCCATCTTCATAAGCATGTGATCAGCTAAATGTTTGGCATAGTGTTCTGCTCTATAACGCGGCACCCGGCGTGTCTCTCCCGGCTTGATCCTCAAGGGCGCACCGCCATACTTCACTTGAAAAAAATCTTGGTGGGACCATCCCTCCTCCGAATCTATAGCATTGCAACTTAAGTCCACGTTCTGCACTATCAAAATATCTTGGGGATCGGTCTTAGGTTCGTTCATTTTGTCTCCTGTTCTATTATATTTAATTTCGCAAAGTTACCAAAATAAAGAATAGCGGCTTTATTATATGCTAATGCCGCTTTTTTTATTTCTTTAAAACTACCTAAATAAATCTGTCGTGCATTAATCATTATGTATGATCGCCATTTAGATAATCTCTTATCCCAACCAACTCCCTTAAATCCAGATGTATTATTCGATTGCAAATGTTTGTGTTGCTCACTTTGAGACTTATTACACATACGTAAGTTGCATCTTCTGTTATCTAATTTGTCAAAGTTAATATGGTCGGTGAATTTATCTTCTGGTATATTAGCAATCACTCGATGCATTAATATCGTCTTACCTGTTCGTTTACCATTAACAAATTCAGTCCTGGCAGCATAACCAGTTGGACTGAAATACCATTTCCATTGATTAAGATAATCAAACCATTGGTCATCGACTTTTGAGAACTTTCCTTTACTTAAAGGAATTGTTTTGATTTTGGGCATTTGAAATGCTCCTTTCTAAGTTATATTTTTATTTATAATCCTGAATCAGCTACTGCACCATCAGAGCTAATAGGATTCCAGATACAATAAAAATCCAATACTCCTGCGGTAACATTAGCTGTCTTAACAGTCAAAATAATATCATTGCCATTAAGTATATATTTTGGTAGATTATCAGCCGCCGCTTCTTCTTCTCCAATAATATAATAAGCGGCCGGTGTGCCATCATTGAGCCAAATATGACCAGCGTCTATAGTAGTGCAGGTTTCAAGTGGTAAAAAGATAGCTGTATCACCACTAATACCAGCTTCTAAAGTGGAGGTATCTCCAGTAAGAGATGTAGTACAAACAGCCAATAATCTTGCTATTACCACCCCTGTAACCGTAAATATTGCCGCACCGTCTAAACTACCTCCGTCATCACCCCAGGCATTAGTAGTTGCTCCGGTAAAAGTAACACTTTTTTTAGTAATTAGTCCTTCGTTAGTAATCGGCACCCTATTAGCATCACGATAAAAAGATTCAGTAGTTTGCATAGTATCCTTTCATATTTATTATATCACACTTTAATAAAGTCAAACGAAAAAGAGGCCCGGAAAGACCTCTTTTTCTATATCAACACACGTCTACTCTTTTTCCTTTTTATCTTTCTCAGGTTCCATGACATACTCAAAGTCTATGCCGTGTGCAGGAACTCTTTTAACATCTTTTAATTTTGATGTTTCTTTTTTATCTTCCATTATGTTTCCTTTCTTATATTCTTATGGTTTATGTAGAATGATTAATATCTGCTGTTGGAATACCATCATCGCACCAGTTGCCAAGACCATAGTCATATCCATTAGTTGTAATCAGATCATTACTTGCTGAGTAATTTGCAAGTGTGCAACCGAAGTAGTTGTTAGCAAATACATTACCACCCGTAACATCAGGAGTGGCAGTTGCTCTAACATGGACTAATCCATCAAGAGCGGAAGCATAAACTCCATTATAAGGAAATGTATTGCCTTCAAATCTTGAACCTACCCAACCCATAGCCGCATAAGTGTTAATATGTGACCTGTTGGATTCAAACGTATTACCGATAACTCTCCAACCGATATTCGGATTACCTGAAGCGGCAGAATAAATGGCAGCGGCTCCAGTAGCGTTGTGGTACATGAAATGGTTATTGATAATGTTTGCGTAGTGAATACCGTTATAATCTGTCAAACCAGCGGCTTCAATTCCATACTTACCAGTTGAGCCACCCCAGAACATACAGTTGTCTACTGTTACGCCCTGAGAAATTGAACCGGCTGTTCCTGCGATATAAGCAGTAGTATTTTGGTCTGCAATCAATTTAATACCTGAAGATGTTGCTCCCGGTCTAAAACACAAATTGCTATATCTCCAACCCGATGCGTTGTTGGTAATAATTGGGCTTGAGGAAGTAGTAGGTACTAAATTAACTCCACCTCTAATTCCCGGCATTCCTGGGCTAACACCAATAACATTTACATTTTGTGCTTCTGTCTCATCAGGAGTTGAATAGTTACCTGTGTAAGTGCCTGGAGCCATAAAAATAGAATCTCCATCACCAACAGCTAAAAATGCGTCATCTAAATCACTAAATGCGTCTTCCCATGATTTTCCAGCACCACCAGTTGATTTGGAACTATCTACAAAAAAGAAATCTCCTGTAGTCATCCCAACAAGACTAATGATGTCCTCTGGGTACCATCTAGCTCCGTATTTTACGGGCGGAAAGTAATCTCTTGCTTTCATGTTAAATCCTTTCTTTTAACTTTTCCCTCTCTCGTAGTCTTTAAACTCAAGGTAAAGGGCAAAGAATTATTTTATTAGGTTCACTCTATCATTAAGAACACTGCGTGGCTGTAAGTATCCGCACCGGCAACGATTGTTTTACCAACCTTGTGTTGGGCGACAGTCGTTCCGATAGTTTCTGAAATCCCATCAATTTTACCTGAGTCATCGCCATCAGCGACAATATCAGTCGCGGCAGCGATTGTGTCGTCTGATGCCAAAGCACAAACTCCGCGAGTCTGAAGCCATCCAAAGTCACCTGCGGCTGTAATCGATTTCAAAGGCACTCCGGCAGGTAAACTCCCGACTAAGATACCTTCCAATACTCCGTTGTAGGTGTTCTGAACAATATCAATCTTAGAAGTTGTGCTAAGTGCAGTCCCTATTACATCATACAGATGAATCGTTCCTGATGCTCCAGTCGCCACCGGATCAAGAGTGTTAATCTTCCAAGTCTGACCAATACCAGTACCATAAGAAACACAGACATAACCTTCTGAGAAGTAAACCGTCTCAGCAAGGGTATCGATAGCTGTCGTTGCTCCGTTAGTGAAGGTGATTGTTTGTGATCCAATTGCTCCAACCAAAACCGCCATTGTGTGCAAAGCAGTAACTGGGGTTGGTGCGCATGATAAATATCCGAGTGTCAATGCCTCGCCAGCCACCGCATAACGGAATTTTCTTTGATCTGCTAAAGTTACACCTTCACCGATGTTGTGAGTCGCACCAGCTTCGGTTCGCTGAGAATACGGATCAAAGTCCATAATGGTCGCGATAGATTCAAGTTTCATGTTGTCCTTTCTATTTTATTATTTTACTTAATGTATCAAAAATTCTTTATGGCAGTATGGACATTTTGTTCGTCCATTGTGTCTAATTGTATTCATCAGCTCAAGGTTCTCTATTCTGTTATCGTCTCTAATTCCATTTTTGTGATGGACAAATTCGCCTTTTATTAGATATCTTCCGATGTATTTTTCCATCACAAGACGGTGTTCTTGGTAATATCCTTGTTTATTGCAGTTGGGATGTTGAGGTAATTTAATCCAGATATAACCTTCGGAATTATAGGTTCGTCCACCTTTCCAGCTCGGGTTCTTATCACCAGTCTGATCTTTATATGAACTTAAAGTCTTAATAACTTTCGCACGATGAGCTGGTGATAATTTTTTACCAAGGTGTTGCTTTCTAAGTTTTGCTTTTGTATCTTCAGTATGATGTTTGCCAAGCCAAGGCTGTAATCCTTTTGTAGAAAAAGGTCTTGCGGTAATTTGGAATTTAGCCAGATACCGTGATATTTGCGTTGGTGATTTTCCGAGTAGTAATCCAATTTCTCTAACTGATTGTTTTTCTTTGCCATAAAGTTGTAAAAGTGCCTTTTTGTCTATGTTCATTGTAACTCCTTATGTATCTATTATACACAGAGGAGTTACAGGTTGTCAAGGTCAAACCCCTGTTATACCTGTTAGTCTTCCTTGTCGTCGTGGTTGCCAGCTCGTCAAGTTGCCCATCAAGATTATATCCGCGATCACACCGAACTGATTTGTTGGGGTTTTCAAACCTGACCAGTTGAATCCTGTGAAGTTAGACATCGGAGCCTCGGCGTATTCACCTTCGATTTGAGCTGAAGTGAATGCAACTTTTGAGTAATCAGCGAATCCTCTTGCATCCCATCCATACCACTGCAACCAGTTTTCGTTAAGCATGAATAGGTTTTGAGCAGTTGCTTTCTCGTCTCTAACTAAAGGAATACCTTTGTAAGAAACCGCTACGAAGCCCTGTGTGCCTTTCAATCCTTCTCCCGCGCGCTTCGCTCCACCGGTGCGTCCCACATCGTAGTATCCCATCATTGAATATTGCTCTCTAACCATCGGGGTTAAAAGCTGTTCGTAAAGATCCCAGACAGTCTCGTTAGAAACCATCAAGGTTGGGGAGGTATTGCCAGATCCCGAAGAAATTGCTGAAAACAAAGTCGCCAGTTTGGCTAAGGTTAAAGTTCCACCGGAAGCCGTTCTTGTTCCGTAAGTGAAGGCATAGGATGATCGTGTCAATCCACCAAGGGTCGTAACATCAGTCCCGTCATCAACAATAGCACCGATTCCAAGAAAGTCTTTGTTTGAGTTGCCCGTGCCAGTGCCATAAAGCATTGTGCCAATCGCATCAATCAATTCTTGCTGTGTCTCTTCAACCGCTTCTTTGATTAAATCAGTCTGTGATTCGGCTGATTTGTTTGCAACCGCATCCATACCAGAGATAGCCACGGGCTGTCGAGCCGCGCGCATATCGTAGATCATCTTTACTTTGGTTGAAAGCTGGGCCGCTGCGAATGTGTCTAAACCTGCGAAAGAAGCAGCTGCTCCCGAATTTTGATACTTGATACTCTTGCGGATGTCGTAGCCTTTACCTTCTTTGGCGTTACCAATAAGCCTCAGAGGTAGAATGTTCGAATTTAAAACACCGTCGATGACTTTAGGAATTAAAACTTCCTGTGTCATTGCCATCACTTGGTCTGAAAATGTCATAGTTCTTCCTTTCTATTTACTTATTAAAAAAACAGCCAAAATCGCTGACTGCTTTAAGCGTCTTAATTATATTATAGAATAGTTAAAATCCAAAAGTCAATAGCCTACTCACTCATCGAGCGTTCAATAAGAGAATCCATTGAAGCACCATGTAAAGTTTTGTAATCAATCGGGGTTTTGACTCCACCGCCACCACGCGCTGATGATGAACCAACCGGCACGGACTTCCCATGCCCGGATGTCTTTGTGCGAATGAATTTGCCTGACTTATTATCAAAAGCGAAGCCGTGCTCATGCTCTCGTTTTAGTGTCTCTCCGACTTCTTTTAATCGAAGTGTCCCAAGTTTAGCCGCATATCCATACAATTCTCTTCTCTCGGTTCGTCCCGGATCATCAAAGTCGTCTTCGTCTTTGATTGCTGATACCAAACCATCCTTCTCCATCTCTGCGACTTGTTTATCAAAATCATCATTGATTGTCTTACGAGCCTTTTCTTCTTCCGTTCGTGATTTTTCTACCTCTTTTTCTTTCTCGGCTAATTTTTCGTCAGTGATTTTCTCTGCATCCTCTCGTGCTTTCTGTCTGACTTCTTTCCAGTCAACTGGTTGTCCTGAAGGACCAGAATAGGGAGGTTCCTCGTCAGCCACTGGGGCTGGAGTCTCCGGCTCCTGCACAGTCAGTTTCTCATCAATAGCCTGCATCTGTTCTGTCAATGATTGCAAATTCTCTCCAATCGTATTGACGGATTCTTTTAGAGTTTCCATTTCTTCGTTAGGTTCTTCTTTTGGAGGAGTTTGACCATCTTTCAAAATCTCTTCCATTGGGTTCTTTGGATCGGGCATTTTAATGCTCCTTTCTATATTAAATTATTCTTTTGACTTTTGCTCTAATACTTTCAGTTTTTTATCGGTATATTCTGATTCATCAATTGCTTTAGCACCAGCCGGGGCGTCAGTCGATAAAACATCGAATCGTCCAGAGACTATAGGTTTTTTTGTATTCTTGCCGGTATAAGGACTATCAGTATCTTCACTCTGCGATGTCATCTTAACATGCAAAATTAAATCATATTCTTTACCTACTTGCCAATTTTTAACTTCTGATAAATCTTTTTCAGTTAAATATAAACTCGGTTTTATTCTCTCAACCGCTACTGGTTTTTCTGCTATCGCTGTTTTTTCCTTAGTCATAATTATCCTGTCTTTGATTTTTCTCTCAATCGCTCTATTGCCATCTTATGGATAGAAGCTTTGTCTTTCTTTTGTGGTATCTTAGCTCCGCCTTTTCTGGCAACACTCAAAGAAATGGCAATGGCCTGTTTGCGTGGCTTTCCATGTGCCATTTCAGTTTTGATGTTCTTACCGATGTTCTCTTTCCCTGATAGTAAAGGCATATTAAACTCCTAATTTTATTATAACACATTTGGCATAACACCCGGCATTGCCGGTGCAGGACCAGCCGGAGGCCCCGTAGGTGCCACTGGGGCAGGCGTTTGGCCTGGTTGTGGAGGTAACTGACCTGGTTGTTCGGAAGTCTGTGCGTGTTGAGCAATCAAAGTTTGTAATTTCTTAACGAAATCCTGAATTACTTGTTGAATCTTTGGATCAACCTGCTCTAATTTGCCCGACTCAACGAAATCTATAAATACTTGGACATATTCCTCTGTCGGAATCCCCTGTGGTTCTACGAGTTGTCCGGCAAGTAGTTTTTCTAAGTCTTGATTGGCTTCTGCTGTCCCCAGTGCCGGCGCTCCTGTAGCCATCTGCCCACCCGGTCCAACCCCTATAACTTGCTTATAAGATTTATAACCATCCAATTCACCAATCATAAAGGCTACCAGTCTCTCTGCTCTTTCTTTAGGATTAGATACATCGAGATCCTCAAAGAGTGTTAAGGGATCAATACCCTTAGTCTTAGCCAAATCCATCGCTTCTACCTTGCGTTGTTCTTTGCTGGTAGTTGAGGATTTCGCTTGCAGGGCTATCCCTTCATCAATCTTGTCCTGGGACATCGCCAGAGCAATCATCTCTCCGTCCTTGCCCATTGACCTAATATAGTGTTCTTTGTCATACATGACTTTCATCATTTGAATCGCCCATCCGGCCATCTCAGCTACTACCCGGACTACCATCGTATTGACTATATCATCCATAATCGCAGTATCTCCAGATCTGGTAATCTGCCTTGAGATACCAGATTCTGAAGCGGTAATCTCCCCGCGCGTAACAGAATGGGTAGAAAACTTAGAATCTATCTGTCCTCTGTTGGCCTGCTGATCATCGAATAGTATTTGAGAAGGAGGTTGAGACACAATCGTTCCAAATGCCTTTTTAATATCATCTAAATTCCCGCCAGAACCATCAAGCCAAACATGTTCACCCGGATCATTAGATACCCGGCGGGCTTCTTCCTTAGTTATGAAGTTACCGTTAAAGACCTTTTTAGGCACGGCGTTGTCTGCAATCTCGGAGATCTGCCGGCCACGTTTGTTGATGTTTCTCTGCAAAGGAATAGTCTGCTCAACTGCGGTTGTATCATCAATGACTGAAGTTCCAAGATTCTGATAAGAAAAGAAAATATAAGGTTTGCGTGGTCTGTCAAAAAAGTTCTGCATCACGGTCTTAGTGGTCGGCATACCATACTCGTCCATATCTTCGGTTGGTTTCTCAATCCCCTCCCAATCATAGTAAGGATTCTTTGCTTTGCCTAATACAATGTTTCTATACTTCCAGCAAACGCCCTCTTGCTTGTTGCCTTCTCTGTCATACCAAGTAAACCAAATTTCCAAATATCTCATCTTGGAAGCCATCTGTAAAGTAGTGCCTAACACTATCTCTCTTTCTCTTTTTAGTTCTTCTCTTTTATTAGGAAATTTTGACATGACTAGCCCAACCGGCTCTTCAATCCACTCGTAAATAAGTTCCATATTATCAGCGGTGTAACCATCGTGCGGAATGGTCGCCTTGTGATCGAATCCAATCTTTTTAGGATCAACTAATTCATAAACATAATCGCCATTCTCACCGATAGAATCATTCCATCTAATCTTAACAATACCTATAAAATCAAGTTGATTATGACGAATACCATCTTTTACTAATCTTTTAATATCATCGTTGTTGAGTCTGACTTCTAATCCTTGCTCAAGTTTCTTTGCTCTATCTCGGGCAAAAGGCTCGTCATCCGAAGGCACAATAATAACATCAGGAATCCTAGTTGCCGCCAAAGCACATCTAGTCTCCAAATCCTGCCAGATGATGTTGTCAACATAAGGAATCTGCCAGCTCTCGTCCAGGTTTCCAGACTCAATCTGTTTGCCCAACCAATACTCTTCGTTCTTCTTGCGTCGCTTATCCAATTTAAGTTTGCCGTTATAGTACTCATCGTCGGCTTTGATTCTTTGATCAATAAGTCTAATTAATAAGTTATCCTCTATGTCTATATTTAAAGAGGGGTGAATTAGAGAAATTTCCTCTTGCTTTACTTCCGTCGGGTCTTGTAATTCTTGTTGAGTATTCATTTAAACCTCTCGTTTCTTTATTTTTAATAAATGCAATACTTCAGGATATCCAATACTTCGTTCTGCACTTAATCTTAAAATACCGCCCTCTATCACAATTATATTCTTCTGAAGTGATATTGGCTACCTGTTTAGTGATATTGTCCATGATGACCATATTATTGCACTGCACTATTTTAGGTCTTTTCTGGGTATGCTTACCAGTAATAATCATTCTGATATTCCCATAATATGCAAAAACAGTCTTCCCGCAAACAGAGCAATGGAACTTCTTTTCTATACTCTCATCACTATCATCTAACCAAATAGATATCTCCGGGCATTTTGTTTTGAAAGCGGCTGGTACCATCATGCCTTTATTATATCACTATTTCTCAATAATGCCTTTCTTATTCAAGTCTCTTCGTTTAAACTCTTCCCAAAAGTCTGGGGCGCGCAACTTTCCAGCCCTTGTAACAGTCATTCCTGCATCCTGCCCGGGGATAATTGGCTTAACCGGGCCAGAGAGAATTTTGTATCTTTCCCTAATAGTTATGAGTCCAAGTGACAAAGCATCGTAGGCATGGTCTTCCCCTTCAGTATCCACATCTTCGATACTCGTCTCATCATATACCAACTCCGGTAAGGTCCTGACTAAGTTCTGACAACGCTCTAATATATACAAATTAGGCCGGCCATCGCGGGCGTTTGATAGAAATTGATGTGTGACAGCCAGTCTGCTCTTGCGTGCGTCTGCCGCCATAGTATGACCTTCTACAACGCTCGTATTAAGTTTGCTTTGAAAAGTGGAAGCAATGCTCCTGCCTCCTTGAGGTCTTGAAAAACAATCATGAGGTAAGACTATGAACTCGGTCTTCTCCAAACGAGCAAAGACATCCAACTCCTCTGCCCACTGCTCAGGGGTCTTTCCATTCTGATACAGTTCCCGATAACAATAAACTCTTTGAATGCCGAACCGATCCTCCGGAGCCACCGCCAGCCACAGGGCACAACCTGGCGCGTTGTAACCCCAGTCGAATGTAATTATCTTCTTGCAATTATCAAAAGAAATGTCAGGCTTTGCAATAACATGATGATCTCTTAAAAACTCTCCAAATAC